CTTGGGCGAGATGCCGACCGGCGTTGTCTTCACAATTCTAACCGTCGACGTGCAGAAGGCCCGTTTGATCTGGATCACGCGCGGCTGGGGCGCTCGCGGCACGTCGTGGCTGATTGACCGCGGCACCTTCTATGGGGACACCGCGGACGAGCAGGTGTGGAATGACCTGGCGCTGATGCTGACGCAACCCGTGTGCGGGTTGCCGATCCGCCTCGTCTTCATCGACTCGGGATTCCGGCCGGGCAAACCGGACGAGCTCCCCCTTAACCGCATCTATGATTTCTGCCGGCGCTTTCCGCGGCTTGTTCGACCCACGAAGGGATCGTCCAAGCCGCTGCGCACGCCGCTGGTTGTCTCGAAGATCGAGGTGACCACGGCGGGCAAGGCGGCGAAATACGGCCTCGACCTGGTCCGCCTCGATACGGATCACTGGAAGAGCTGGGTTCATGAGCGCGTGCGCTGGCCACAGGATCAGCCCGGCGCCTGGAACCTGCCGATCGACATCGACGACGATTACTGCCTGCAGATCGTTTCCGAAGCCCGGCTGCGCAAGCCGTCGGGCGGCGCGATCTGGGTGCGCAAGTCCCGCGAGAACCATTTCCTCGACTGCGAAGCGATGCAGGCCGCCGCCGCCTTCATGCTGAACGTGCAGCGGATCACCATCGAACAGGCAGACGCCTTCAACGCACAGCGCGTCAACGAAGCGGCGGCCGCGCCCGCGCCGGCATCGGCGCCGCGCGGTGGCGATAGCGACGGTTACTGGGGCGATCGCGGCCGCGGTGGCTGGTGGAACCGATAAGGGCGCTTGCATCGTGAGCACGACTTGGACATCAGGCGACGTCGCCGCGCTCGAGGCCGCCATCAAGAAGGGCGTCCGAAGCGTGCAGTATTCCAATTTCAGAGCCGAATATCACTCGCTCGATGAGATGCTTCGCCTGCTGGATCGCATGCGCGGAGAAGTCTCACCGCCGACGGCGGGTGCGGGCGTGATCTTCACCGCACGAATTCGCTGAAGGGCGCCGCATGAACGTCGTCGATCACGCGGTCGGTTTTTTCTTTCCGCATCTTGGTGTTCGACGCGCGCACTATCGCGAGGTGCTGCGCTCGTATGATGCCGCGGCGATCGGGCGGCGACGTTCCAGTTTCAGCGCACGCGGCGGCTCCGCCAACATGGCGCTCGGGCGGGCGCTCGCGACCTTGCGCGATCGCGCGCGCAACGAGGTCCGCAACACGCCGCACGGCCACGCCATCGTTGACGTGATGGTGCGGCATGTCGTCGGCACCGGGATCACGCCGATTTGGCGCACGGGCTCGGATCGGCTCGACAATGTGGTATCGGGCCTTTGGGAGGAGCAGGTCCAGCGGTCGGATATCGAAGGCGAAAATCATTTCTACGGCCAGCAGGAATTAGCTGTCCGGAGCATGGTCGAGGGCGGTGAGACGATCTCGCGCTATATCGAGATACCCTTAACGGAAGACCGCCGCACGCCATGCCGCCTGCAGCTCCTGGAAGGCGACCATATCGACACCAGCCGCGACGGCACCTTTGAAGGACGCCGTGTCCGGCTCGGTGTCGCCCTCGGAAAGTGGGCGAAACGTGAGGGCTATTACCTCTTTCCCGAACATCCCGGAGATCTGTACGCGACGGCCGCTAGCCGCTTCGTGAGCCGCAGCGAGACGCGGCTGTTGTATCGGCCGATGCGGATCGGTCAGGTGCGCGGCATCACATGGCTCGCCCCGCTTCTGATGCCGGCGAAGGATCTTCACGACCTTTTGCGAAACACAATCACCAAGACCGCGGTCGAGGCTGCGTTCTCCGGCTTCGTCACAAACACTGCTGACACCGCTTCCCCGCTCCCCTTCACAATCAACTCGGCGGGCGAGCGCGAGATGCTGCCCGAACCGGGGATGCTGGTCGAATTGCGGCCCGGCCAGGACATCAAGTTCGCGCAGCCGACGACGAGCACGCAATTCGATCCGATCGCGGTTCACACCCTGCAGGCGATGGCGATCGGCGCCGGGCTGACTTACGACCAGGTCACCGGCGATTTGCGGCGCGCGAATTACTCCTCGCTCCGTGCGGGCAAAATCGAGCACCGCCGCCTGGTCGAAATGGTGCAGTTCAACACGGTCATTCCGCGGTTCTGCGAACCCTTCGCCGAGCGGTTCATTGATCGGTGCATCATGGCCGGAACACTCCGCCCGCGTGCCGACGGCTACCCGCACGACTGGGTACCCCCGGCGAATGAGCCGATCGATCCGAAAAAGGATCTCGAGGCCGACATCAGCGCCGTGCGCGCCGGCCGGATGAGCCCGCAGGAATTCATTTCGCAGTGGGGCCGCGACTGGCGAAAGGTTGTGAACGACACCGCCGCGTTCTTCGCGGTGGTCGACGCGAAAAAGCTCGCGCTCGAAATCGACGCGCGCCGCCCGCGTAACGGCGCCGCGGCGGCGGCGCCTGCTGAGCCTGCGGAGCAAGACGACGACACCGAGGTCGATGACGAAAAACCACCCGCCGATGACGATGCGGAGGAGGAGTAGAGTTTTATGCCCCAGCAGCCCCAGACCATCCAAGTGCCGCAGCTTTACCGCGCTGACGTAGCGGTTCGTGCCGATTCCTTCAGCGAAGAGAACCATACCGTCGATCTCTGCTTTACGACCGGGGCGCGCGGACGCCAGTGGTCTTGGGAAGATGGCTTCTACGATGAGGAATTGGTCGTTAGCCCCAAGGCCGTCCACCTCGATCGGCTCAACGCCGGCGCGCCCTTCCTGAACGTTCACAGTCGCTACGACCTCAGCTGCATGATCGGCTCGGTGGTGCCGGGGTCGGCCAAGATTGTGAAGGGCGAAGGGCTCGCGACGGTGAAGCTGTCACGCCGTCAGGACTGCGCGGGCATCGTGCAAGACATCAAGGACAAGATCATCACGAGCGTTTCTTGCGGCTATCGGTACATCAAGGTCGAGAAGATCGAACAGGAGAGCGGCATCCCCCTGTGGCGCGCGCTGGAGTGGGCGCCATTCGAAATCTCTGCCGTACCCGTGCCGCTCGACATGGGCGCACAAACGCGATCCGACAAGGGCGCCGGAGCGCTCATGTATCCCTGCATCGTTGAGGGCGCGATCCGGACGCCGGCGATCGCCGCCGCAGCTCGCATGCGCATGGCGACGCTCGCCGCTGACCGGCGCTAGCCCACCACCCCTTCAATTCCCAAACTGCCGCCTGCGCTCCACCGGGGCCGCAGGGTGACGGCTCATTGCCCCGGATCAACGTAAACCCAGGAGACAGAGCATGAAGCTCTCCCGTCTGGCGGCAATCCTCGCGTTCGCGGTGTGCGCCGTCGCTATCCTTGTTCCCGATGCCGCCTTCGCGGCCGCGGCGCCGATCGCATCGGCACCCCACGACTTGTTCTCCCAGCTGATGCTCGCCAGTTTCACGGCCGTTCAGCTCCGCGCGCAGAAGGACGAAATTCTGACCCGTGCCCGCGCCAAGCAGGCAGAGATCAGGGACAGCATGACGGCCGAACAGACCGCCCCGATCGAGGCTGCGCACCGCGCGTTGCTCGATGAGGCCGCGGCTCTCGACCCCAAGATCGCCGAAGCCGTGCGTGCCGAAGCCGAAGCCGAGGCGGAGCGCGTTCGCGCCGCTGGCGGTCAGGCGAATCCTCTGGCGCCTCCCGCGACGGTCGATGTCGGGGCGATCACGCGTGCCGAGCTCACGCGCATCCAGACGATCCGCGATATCGGTCAACGCGCCGGTCTCGATGCCGCGATCATCGATGCCGCGATCGGCAGTGCGACGACGCTGGAGAACTTCCGTTCGCAGGCCTTCGAAGTGATGTCGCAGCGTTCGCTGGCGTTCCAGACGAGCCCGGCCCGCGTCGAGATCGGCCGCGATGAGGGCGAGACTCGCCGCCGCGCCATGACCGACGCCATCGTTGCGCGGGTCGCGCGCGCCGGCGCTGTGCCTGGCACGCGCATCGATATCCCGGAGCACGCCCGCGCCTTTGGCGAAATGGGCTTCGCCGAGATGGCGGCCGAGTGCATCGGCTACCGCGGCAACCTGCGCACCCCGAAACAGGTGCACGATGTCATCGAACGCGCCTTCCACGGGACGTCGGATTTCCCGGGCATCTTCGTCGACGCCATGAACGTGCGCCTGCTCGCGCGATATCAGACGGCGCCGGCGGTCTATCGCCGCATCGCCGCGCTTTACACCACGACGGACTTCCGTCCGACCCACGTGGTGCGCGCCGGTGATTTCCCGGCGCTGCAGGCGGTGCAGGAGAACGGCGAGATCAAGGCCGGCACCTTCTCCGAGTCGAAGGAAGTGTTCCGCGTCT